TCACAGTCCAATCGGTGTATTTTGCCAAATCTATTCCAAATGATACGGCAGGTTTGTTGCTGAGTGGTGCGATGCATTTGCGGATTGCATCCAAGCCAAACGGATTTGACTTGTCATCGGCTGGTTCGGCAAGGTAGAGTTCACGGAATACATAATCAGGTAGATCTCGCTTTGCTTGTTCAATCTCTTTCTCCGAGATGATGCCTTCCCTTGCAGCATCGTATGCCGTTATTTTGAAATACTTGTATTCGGCTTCTCCTTGCCTTGCTCGTTCCCCTAATTTATAGAACCAATTCTTCTTGCCTTTGACATTCCCAATCAACTTGCATTTTCCTTGTGTAGCAGTCAAAGTTGAACGCAGTGCGTACCACGATTCCTCACGCATCCTTGATGCCTCATCAATCACGGCAGCGTAGACATCATCACCATACAAGTTGTCGGGTTTCTCTCCTGACTTGAATTCAATCCGTGATCCCGTTGGCAAGGTCAACAATAGTTTTGTTTCGTTGCTGATGAAGAAGTTCTTGTCCGTGACTTGATTCTTCATCCTGCGGAATGCAATCTCCGCTTGTTGGTATACTGGAGCAACCCACCACACCGACTGACCATCTTTGCATTGGAGTGCTTGTTCAAAGAGCCAAATGATATGTGATGCGGTCTTGCCGGTCTTGGTTGATGCAGCCGTAATAGTGAAACGGGCATCGCAATCAAGGATGTCCTTTTGGTAGTTGGTTAGATATGGTCGTGTGTAGTTTATTTGCATAAGCTTTGATACACCGACATTCTCGTCAAGTTGTGTAGTGCAAGGTTGTGATGCTTGTTGCAGTAGTCGTAGTTGCTTTGACCCATTGACTGACGAACTCCGTGACCGGCATCAATCAGTTTCTGAATGCCTGATCTCCATTGGTTGCGTGGAAGAAATAGCACCCCATCGTTTGCGGTGTGATACAGGTACGGCAAGACGGCAGAACAAATGATTGGCTTTTTGTACGCACTCGCCTCCAGTATCTTCAGTTCCGATTTGCAGTTGTTAAACTTGGTATTTTGCAAGGGTGCGACCACGATGTCAAAGTGCTTGTACACCTCACCGTATTCAAAGACGGTTGTGCCTTCCACAATCTTAGCATCGGGCATACTCTTGGCAATCCGATTCCAAATCTCTCCTGGTGTATAACCGCAGATGTAGAACTCAATGTCCATTCCTTTGATCTCCTCAGCAATGAGCTTCAAGTCCTCCTCGTGTGTAACTCCACCAACCCATCCGACTTTGATTTTGTCGGTTCTTGGTTGTGGTTCGGCTTCCCATTGTTTGTGGGTTAGATCCAAGCAGTTGGAAACAACAGTCACATTCTCGTTGATCTGCCGAATCTCTTTGGCGAGTGCTGGAGTTGTAGTGATCACCGCATCAGCGTAATTGATGGCATCCTTTACGCCTTGCTTGATTCCTTTGCGATAGTTCCAATATGCCGGGTTGTATTTTGGTAGCACCCAATAATCATCAATGTCCACAACATAGGGAGTGCCTGAATCAGCAATCTTTTTTAACACATCATAATGCTTTGCACCAAGCCATCGTGAGAAGATAATCACATCAAATTGGGTGTAATCAAGTGTGAGCCATTCCTCTTGTGATTGGCAAACGCTGACATCCGCTTGTCCGTCAAGTTGCATCCGTAGATGTGGCGTGAATAATCGGTGGTAAACAACACCATTCATTCCGTCAGTTAATATCAGTAATTTCATAGAGTTTTAAGTAGGTGATTGAACGCTTGATTGGTGACATAGTCAAAGCCATTGTTGATGGGGATGACATTCGGTGAGTGAACGCATATCTCAAGCAATCGTTTAACTTTCATTTGTTCTGCAATGGCGTATGTGCTTGACTGATTCCCAATGAACGCCTTGCAACTGCCGACAATGGTTGCCAACATCAATGCATCCTGACATTTCAAGAGTTCACAATCCAACTGCCATCTATCGGTGAATGCAATGTACTCATCTTCGTATCCAAAGAAAACGCACTTGTGTTCTTTGAGGGGGAAGTAGTTGATGTCGTAGTTGCGGTAACGAGATGAGAAGTTCAAAAGTATCTTGTCCGCAAAGTATGGGATAGGTTCATTTGCTTCAATGCAAGGTTCGTGAAGGTCGGTCATTAATTCGGGGTACACAAGAAAGTGATTCCGTCTCAAATCACCAGCAGCGAGATTCAACCCGTGACGCCTGAACTTATCGAAGTCATAATCAATGTCGGGGTGTAAGTGCATCTCAACGCTTTTAATGTACGATTGATGCTCAAGTAATGGTTTGATGTATTCGTATGAGTTTAAGTTCATACAGTATCCTCCGCTTGGATGCCCGGAAACAGTATTCTGCTCACGGAATCCTATGTGAAAATCTACCGCACCGTGCAACTCCGCAACTCGCTTGGTTGCCGTGAGTGAATAGATCAAATCACCGAGATGTCCCGACTGAATTACTTTCATTCGTTTGGTAATAACGGGATGGGCATCCAGTACAACATCTCTACAAAGTTCCCTGTGAATTCATCAATCCAATAACCGTCAATGTAACGGGCAAGGTGTTTGATTTCTTGGTTATCACTTACCACACAAAGTCGTTCATCTTCAGGTGGTAGGATATTTTCATCTCTCCAGTTTGCTCTCATCTAAATTTAGTGTTATTGTGAAGTTCTTTGATTCTATTGTTTGGTCAATGGTTTCCTTTGGTTTGCCTTGTGATCTCGTGAGCAACATCTCAAGGTTGAACAGGGAGTTTTTGTCGTGACCTTTCAGCAATGCACCTGCAATCGTGCGTTCCATTATTGTGTACTCATCCCCTTTGTCTATCTTCTCCAGTTCTTTCCGTGATAGCGAAAGCATTGACAACATCGTTTCTTCTACCTGCGTTTTGGTATATCCGATGTCCTTCATTTGTGTGATGAGTTTCTGCGGTCTACCTTGCAGATTTATTCTTTCATCTCCACCTTTTTGAAAGGGTTTTAAGTTTTGCTCATTTGCCATAATTCTCGCTGTTATTTCACAGTTATTTTGCCATTGACAATCTTTGTTCGTGAATGGATTTCAACCACTCCTTGTGTTGTTTTTTATCACCATACTTCAAGTGATCCTCACGACATAACGCCATCAAGTTTTCAATGTTGTCTGCCTCTTTGCTCCCTCCGATTCCACGAGCTTCAAGGTGATGGATGTCAACGGCAGTTTTGCCACAAACCTCGCAAGGGATGAAGTCACTAATGTCATATCCGAAATGGTTTAGGTACATTTTGGTGTGGGGTTTCATATCATTTTGTCCGTGTCAACGATATGGTCTGCTCCGAATGTTTCGTTGTAGTATTGTTCTGCAAATTCTTCAATATTTTGCTCACTTGTACAATCAGTGTTATCCCCATTCCAAAAAGCATTTTTAATTTGTTCCTTCTCCATTTCTTTGGCTTGTAGACTTAAATCGTGAATTGTATTGATTTGTTCAATGGATAATTTATCTAAAATAGCATCGCCAATTATGTCAAATACCTTATCGAGATAAAACTCAACTGCCGTCTGTTGTTTATTGTTTGTCATTGCTCACCTCCTTGTATTTTTACTACTCCGTAAATTGTAAGTATTTTTTTTAGTTTTGAAAGTGTAATTGACATACCTTCTTCTTTAGTAACTTCTTCATCCCACATATCAACCCCTTCGGTAATAATAGATTCTGCATTAGCACAATCAAAACAAAATCCAAATCTTAAATCTTGTTCTCTGTTGCAACATTTACATTTCATTTGTTACCTCCTCCGTAGTTTTGTTCGTAGTATTCATTAAAATCAACTTTCATTAGACCAGCCTCCCAACTTTTTATGTGTTGGTCTTTTTGCATTTCTTTGGCTTGTTCTTTACAAAATTTAATGATTGACAAGTACACCCCTTTGTGAATACTTGAATCGTTGTCCATTTGTTTTTGGCACAATTCAATGATAGAATCTACTGCCGATAATTGTTTATTGTTTGTCATATTGTGTTTGTCCACTTTGCGTGTTGCCATAAACTTTTTCCGCATTTTTTACAAGGTACAGTCCTTGGAGTTGCTACATTTGGCGATGGTTGAAATGCGGGTTCAAATACTTCACAAAAATGTGTTGTGTTTGTTATTGTACCTGTTGTTCTCGATGCCTTCATATATCCGTCATTAAATCCGTCTTCATAAGCACTTGCCTTTATCGTTGAAAGTGTTGCACATTGTTTGATGATTTCGGCTTCCATTTTGCCTTCGTACATTTCACGGGCTTTATTATACCCAGCTATAAAAGCATTTCTTTCTGAATTACTGAATGGATAAAGTTTCATTGCAAATTCTGCAACATCAACCGCCGTTTGTTGTTTATTGTTTGTCATTTCCGTTTGCGTTTTGGTTTCTGCTCATCATCGGCAAGTTGTGCCAACTCCAATGCTTTTTGGTCTGCCCAAATCAAAAGTGAGAACACCGACTCAATCACACAGGTTGAGCAGTTTGGAACATTGCGACCAAATATCTCACGATGTACATTCTGAAGTTGTGCTGATTGCTCAGGCGTTAATTGGAACACGAGTGTCTTTTTGTAGATCTCGTAAGCCGGGCGAAGTGACTGGATGAATTCTATCATAGTTTTTGTATTTCTTTTTTTACTTCCGCCCAGTAATCTCTTATGTTTATATATACAATTCCATAATGTAGAAATTGACCAGATTCTATTATCTCATCTACAGCGATCAAAGCGCATTGTATTCCTTCATTTCTTTGTTGCAACCCAACCACTGTGAATTTGTCAACGAGTTCTTTTGCTTTATCTTTTGGTGTCATAGTTTTGTTTCAAGGAGTGCAACGATTACGGTTGCGATGGATGCGTACAAGATACCCACAAATCCGTAAGTGTATATAAAAAAAGACAACCCCAACCACCACGACAAGCAGAAAGCACAGTCAAGTGGTTTCATTCGTTTCCACTTTGAATAGTCGCTTCCGTAGAGATAGCGTTTCATTAGGTCGGCTGGTTTGCCGAAGTTGACGATGATGATGCTTAGACAAGCAATTCCAATTATTTCGTTGTACATCTTTCTTTCATTAGTTTAATTACTCTTAGCACTTCTCTGACTGATATATCGGTTTGGCGGTGGATGGCTCTCGCTGACATTCCGCTGCACCAAAGTTTGAATAGTTCTCGTTCATAGAAATATGCTGTGTCAGTTACCTGGTTTATTTTGTTAATTCGGTTTGATTCAATTTGTTCTTCTTGCTCTCTCTCAAATAGTAGGTCGGGTTCTTCGGGGAAGTCCAGCTCATAGACATCATACTGATCGTATATGCGAGATTCTGCGAAGGGATGCCTGTTGCCGTTGATACAAAGGTATAAAGTGCGGATTGCCCAAAACTGGAGATATCCTTCTCGGTGCAACTTCTCAACATAGTCATCAGGTTTTTCAAGGATGGTTAAAAAAAAGTATTGATACAGTTCGTTGGCAAGTTCGTTGTTCTTAGCGATGTTCTTCGTTGCTTTCCTCAGCCAATCGGCTTTGGATAACTCCAATATGATATCCGCTTTTGTCAACTTTTCTTTTCAATAATGCAAATATAACCATCTTTTTCGTATTTCTTCTTGATGCGTAACGCTTCCTCCTCAGATTGGACTATACTGATTGACGAGCTTAGACCTTTCGTGGAGGTGCAAACCCAATAAGGATAGAGCTTCGACATATAATTTGTTACTTGTTCGGTCATATTCTATGAGTGATTCGTACACTTGTACGGAGTTGATGATGGTTGAGTGATCCCGATTGAGAATCTTGCCGACTGAAAGATAGGTCATCTTCAGATGCTTCCTACATAAATAGCAAAACAAGTGCCGAGCATCCATAATGTTTTGAGTGCGAACCTTGTCGATGATTGCATCAGGTGTGACATCATAGATGATGGCAACCACTCGCATCGCTTCCGTCCATTCGGCATCTATCTCGTTGATCTTGCATCGTGGGTTGATGATTTCTTCTTTGAGTTTTTGAATCTCTCGGATTCGTGATGTGTTGAGTTCTGCGATTACTCCTTTGAGCCGTCTGACTTCTTGTTTTAGTATGTGGGTTTCTTGATAGTGGTTCATAGCAATTGCATTTGTATATTTGGCTTCACATTAAATTCTTTGACATTCTTTTTTTTGCGTTTTAATTTATTACTGATTTCATACATCCAAATAATTTTTGGCAAACCAACTTGGACAATTGCTTCACCATTTTGAACCGCTTGTCTTAACTGATGCGAGTATGGTCTATCGATGCTCAAACTTCTTGGATGATAAACTTTGTTATTCCATTCGACATATTTTGTCGGGGTTGTTTCGCCTATGTTTTGGAAATTTGCTGCTTTGTAGATAGTGCCTGTATGACCAACTGTTTTGTCGCTATACGATAGGACATAATTATAATCAGTATTGCTTGCACACCATTTAATTATTTGAGATAAAAACCAACTTTCGCTATTGCTTGGGGATTCATCCAAACAAGCCATTCTCCTAATATCAATGCAATTTTTGTATTTTTTTTCGTGCCTCGGCTTTCCCATAACACTTCCACCGACAAGATTTTCATTTATAAACATTGCAAAACATACGCTTATACCTCCACCCATTGCACCTTTTTTATAATGATAACCTTCAAAAATATGACGGATATCACTAAACTTGCAAGTCCTAATTTCGCACTGGTGTCTATCTAATTTTTTAATCATAGTCGTTCTTCGTACATTGTGCGTGATCCAATAAAGGTGGTGTCTATCGTGTGGCATTCTCCGTGCCTGTTCTTTGCGATAATCAATTCAGCATCTTCCTTCTCAAGCTTCTCACCTGAATAATAAGCTGGTCTGAATGGGAACATCACAACATCCGCATCTTGTTCAATACTTCCACTCTCACGGATATCACTCAGCATAGGTCTTTTGTCCGCTCTCTCCTCACATTTGCGTGATAACTGAGCCAACACCACAACCGTGATATTGAGTTCCTTAGAAAGCAATTTTAAGTTTCGGGATATCTCTGCAATTTCTTGCTCCCTGTTTTGTTTTGTTCCTTTGATCAACTGGATGTAATCAATCACAAGAAGTTCAAGTCCGTGTTTAGCTTTGTGAATCTTGGCTTTGGATTTGATTTGCATAATTGAGCAGTTCGGGTCATCGTCAATGAAGAATTGCACTGTCTGATTGTTGGCTTTGTCAATGATGATATCCACTTCGTATTCTCTCAAGGTGGCGTTCCTAATCTTCCAGCTTGAGATGTCGGTGATCAATGATAAATATCGTTTGGCAATTTGGTCGTTGCTCATCTCCAACGATACAAACAAACCTTTCCCATCACGCTTGGCAAACTCCCACATCAAAGTAAGAGCGAGTGCCGTTTTACCTTGTCCAGGTCTCGCAGCCATCACCACCAAATCACCGGGATTCCATCCACCCAACATCCTATCCAGTCCGACCCACCCCGTTGGTCTGCCGGTTAGTTGATCACCACGCTTCACGGCTTCAATGATTGTATCAACGGCTTTGTTTGTAACTTGGGTAATCTGAACAGGGTCGTTGATGCTTGTGAACTTGGTGTTGTCTATCATTGTTTGGACATTGGTGAGCAATTCTTTCAAGTCCGTTGCCAAATCCAAAGTAGAAAGGTTGTTCAAGAATTCCTTCTTCAGGTATTTATGTTCCAGTTCGGGCAGGTGACTGCTGATGTTTGGCATCCCGTAGACATCTTGAGTCAAGCGAACGATGTAGATCATCTCTTCCCGTTTGAATAATCTGCCCAAAGTAAGAACATCAATGGGGTCGTTGTTAATGTACATCTCCAACATTGCCTCAATGATGCGTTTGTTTAGCTTGTCTTCAAACCATTGCGATTTGATGCGTGGAAGCATTGCTCTTGTTTGGTCATAAAACAAAAGTTGGGAAAGTATATATTGCTCAGAGTTCATAGTCTTTCAAATTAAACTTACTTCGGTGGATTATTTGTTGATTACTCGTATTATTTTTTTGATTTGCTTTCCAAGTTCTGACCGATGCCCTCCAGTCTTTCATTTTGTTTTTACCAATCATCCATCCAATTGCTTCGTAATGATTAAACCATTGTTCAGATAAGTCATTCATTTTTAGTTCTGACATATATGCTTTGACTTCTTCAATGGGTGGTTTTCTAAATACTGATACCTTCTTTTCTTTAATTGTATTTTCAATTTCATTTTCATTTTCCATATGTTGAACATATGTATCAGATATGTTTATCACATCTTCTTTCTTCATACGATTATTTCGTCTTGATTCTGAATAGGATTTCCGTTTGTCAACTTCTTGTTCTAATCGGACATTAAAAAATTTACCTTCTGAATCTTTTTGAAACTTGCTAAATATATCTTCATCATATGTTCCACATATCTGCAACATATCTTTTTCTGACAAATGTCCTTTCTGATGTTGTAAGCAAAGCACAGTTATAAACTTGCCTTTTTGCTCCATTGACATCAACAAAGTACCAGTCAAGAAATCTGACGAATAGAATAGAAACGCTGGGTCTTTGCTCATAAGTAAAAGAATCTTTGGCGTGGTGAATTTATGCGATGTCTTGATGCGTGACGACTATATGGTTCATTAATATCAATACAAGCTAATTTTAATGAATCGTATTTTCTACCTGTTATAACATCAATAACTGGCTTTGATCTTCTTTTAATAGTTACCAATCTTGTATATTCACAAAGACCATTTCCCCAAGCGTGTTGTTGATTCTCTTGATGTGTAACCCACTCAAGATTGTCAATGTCATTATTTAATTTATTACCATCCTTATGATTTACTTGTGGCTTATTGTGAGGATTTTCAATAAATGCTACTGCAACCAAACGATGTACCTTAATCTTTTTATTTACTTCTACTGAAAAATATTGATTCCCCGGTACACCAGTTAGATAAGGTTTCAAAATTCGTTCCTTTCCATACTTAAAACTTTTAACTCTCCCGTGATTGGAGATGTAGTAGATGCCATTGCATTCCGCAATTGCTTTCCATTCTTCTATTTGTGTTCCCATTTTTTTGCATAAAAAAAGCCCTCAGAATAGAAGGTTTACGGGAACACATCTACTCGGAAGGCAAAAAGTTTTGATTATAGACAAACCCGCATTTGTCAATCACTTCTACAAATTTAATCAATCACGGTAAATATCCCAAATCTTTTTTTACTTTGACTTGGTATCTTTGGCGTGACTGGTAGTTCTGCCCACGAAGGTACTCGTGTTGCTCTTGAAGTTGAGCTCGTGTTCTTCGGATGGTTTCGGGTGATGGTAGTTGCTTGGCTTCAAACATCGTGAAGAAGTCATTGCCGTTGCACATACCTTTGTAGATCACCGTCATAAGTTTGAAATCACAATCCCTTGTTTCCGGCTGGTTGATCATTACTGCCGTTACCGTTGCTTTGATATATTTGTTCATTGTCTATCTATAAAGTTTGCGTATTCAATAGCATCCTGTTCGTTCTCAAATGTGGCGAGGAGTTCTCCTGCGAAATAAACTCGCCACTTTATGATGAAATTAATTGATGCCTTTACGACCAGAGCTTTGAGCATTTTTTCTACTTTGAATTAAATCGTTGGCGTGAAGTTCCCAAGTTTTAGCACGGTCGTTTGCTTCCGCAATCTTTGACCTGATGGTCAGATTCTCCGTTTGCAAATCCCACAACTCACGATTCAACTTGTTCACTTGATCTTGTAGTTCTTCTTCCCTTGTTGAAAGTGCGTTGACTTTGAACAAGGCAATGGCGAGAAATAAAGCCAGTCCGAGAATGATAATTGTTGTCATTTGTTTTTTCCTTTATAAAATTTGTGCTTGTAGATTGTCTTCGTGTAGGTATCAAATTCGGGGATGTAGTTATCCCTTTCAAATTCATACGGTGATGCCTCAGGCAACTTGTCAAAGTCATTGAAGTATTGCTTCAACTTCCAGTACACGAACATCACCGCAATGGTGATGGGTGTGATTACAAGTAAAAAAATTAAGTCCATAGTTATGCGATTTCTTCAATGGTGAAAGTTACTGAATCATCACTCTTACTCGCCATCTTTTCGTAAGCGAATGCGTTTGCTTGTTCAAGTGATGCAGCGTAGAACTGGATGAAGTACAAATCATTGTCTTCATTGTCTTGGTAAATAACTTTATAGCGTTTCATAGTGATTCAAACTAACACAATAACTTTCACAAATGAAAATATATTTTTCTTTGACTTGGTGAATGAACGATTTATTTTGTGATTGACATAAATAGTTCTCCAGCAGCAGCCAACTTCTCGTCAATTATTTCTTGGATGTCCTCCTCCAAAGTGATTAAAGTTTGTGTGAGCTTCTTGCCGTGTGGCATTCGTGGATCATAACTCAAGAACAACGCCTCAGTCATCTCCGTTGCAACCATACCCATTTGAACTTGCCAATAGTATTCGGGTCGCTTAGATTTGAGTTGTTCGTTGTTGGTGATGAATGAGTTCTGAAGATGGTTTCCGCTATTGAAAGGACATTTGATTTCAACCAGGTGTGTACCAAGTGCATCAGGTGAATATCCACCCCATTCGCCATAGGTGATGAAGGTGTATGTTTCCGCACCGTAGTATGTGTAAAAGTCATCGGTCTGCTGAGTGAAGTAGTGAAATGCTTCTTTCTCGTGTTCCTTGCCCCAGTCCAAAGCACGACCATACATCTCTGCTCTTTGTCCGGTTAGATATTCCGCTGCCTTCTCAAAGATGAATGTCTTTGCAGTTTCTGACAGGTACTCCGATTTGTTTTTCGGAGTACCCATAAGCTTGTGGATTTCAGATGCGGTGAAGCGAGAACGCCTCAGATCTTGCCAGTCGTCTTCGTTCAAATTAGTGTGAATTGTTGGAAGTTGAAGTTTCATTTCTCGCCTATTAAAAGTTTCTGATTTGTTTCGCTCACTTCAAACTTACTGGTGATGTCGGTCATCAGTCCACCTGTCTGCAAGTGTTCAACTGCCTTTGCCCAACTCTTGTGCTTTGGGGTGAGTTCTTCTTTCTTGGGTGCTGACTGCCTTCCCATTGCTTTCTCACCATCATCGTCATCGTCAATGTTTAGATTTAGGATTGAACCGAGTGCATATCTCCGAGCATAAGTGATTGCACTTCCCATTGCTTGGGGATCGTTTTGTTTTGCAACCGGCATCACATAGGATGATTCCATCCATTCGCCTGAGTCAGCGTGAATGATTAATGTGGTGAGTGCATCTTGATCAGGGAACTGCGTGATTGCCAATCCGCATTCGCTTAATGGCTTTTGAATGGTGTCCAGTATGTTCGCTAAACTTGCATACTTCTTTTTGAAGAAAGGATTGTTTGCTTCCTTTGATACCTTGCTCACCGATGCTTGGAATTTTACCAATGCACCAGCAATGTTCTTAATTGATTCTGATTTGTTCATAGAGTTTTTATAAAAAGTTAGTTTGTTGTCCGAGCATAAAAAGTACAGTGAACTTGTCCTTTTCGTTGTTGAAGAATGCCTCAGAATTAATGCCATCAAATTCCTTAGTCACACAATCACCGAATCCCACTTCTCGTGAGTTGACATATTCTTGCAGCTCATCAATGTGGTTTTTGATTAACCAATGGTCAACGGCTTCGATCGTATAGATGTATTTCTCTACCTGCACGATACCAGGAACGGAAAGAATCCATCCGTTAATTGCCAACTCAATCATTTGACACCTCCCTCAATGCAATCTCAATGACGGCTTTGGCTTTGGGAGAAACGATGTTTCCCTCAACTAAATACTTGCGAACAGTTGGAAGCGATACTCCCGTTTTTCTTGCGACAATCTGATAAAGACCTTGTCTTCGTTTCAGTTTGATGATTTCAATTGCTTTGTTGTAATCCATAACAAGAGCAAAAGTAAAATAAACTTATCAGTAATGCAAATAAAATTTACTTTTAATTAGATTTTTATGTCCTCCGAGAATATCAAATCCCCGAAACGAGCGTTCAACTCGTTGACCAATTCCATCTGAATGGATTCGGTAAACGCCTTTTCCAAGAATGGTTGTGGCTTAGTTCCGCTGCGGTGAATCTTCTTGGCAATGGCTTTGGCAAGTGAATCGTAGGTTTGACCTTCAGCCGGTTTGATACCCTTTTGACTGATCCAAGTTTTTAACGATTGCCACAAGTACGGAGTGCCTTCAATATGTCCTCCTCGTGTTGGCTTCCTCCCGTATTCTACAAATTCCCAGTAATCCTCAGCCAACAAGATTGTGTTGATGGATGTCGGTGACTTGGTGATGTTACCCGGTGCAAAAGATTGTCGAAGTTTGGATGATGCGTTTGTTCCGTTGGCATCAAGATTCGCCCAAATCGGTGGAATTACCTTCTTGTTCCACCAATCAATAATGATTTGCTGAAGGAGTGACCCTTGCGATGCATCACCTAAATAAGTATCAAGTGCATCAGGCAATTTGGATAAATCTATTTCAGCCATCCGAGAACGCTTAAAATTACCAAACCTATACTTATACTCTTGAACAACTTCAAAGTGCGTGAGATGGCTTTATTTTGCTTCACAAGGACTTTGTTCTCATCCTTGAGATATCCGATGTTCAACTTTTGTTTGATGATGATAGAATCTTGCTGGTCAATGATGATGGAATCCGCTTGGACAACCTTCATTAATTGCGATACTTTCTGCCTTGCGATTGCACCTTTGACAAGATAACTATTTGCCGAGCGTAGAGTCGCAGAATCTATGGAGATTGATTGCCCCTTCAAGCCCTGAAGATGTAGCATCAAAAGTATCAAGAAATATCGTGTCATAGTGGTTGATTTCTTCAATGAGCTTTATTCTTTTTATCTTGGTATGCTCTACAATTCTTTCGTGCATCTCTACATTGATCTGCGGTGGTACGGGTCGTTGTTCTTCTTCAAAGTTGAACATTGACCAAAGCACACTACACAGGAACAACGCAACTATTAGCCAAATAAGGAGTGAGGATTTGGAAGTTGATTGCATATCCAGCAAGTATATCAGTTTTCGCATCGTAGAAAGGAGTGGCATTCCCGTTGATGCTTAATTCAAAGTCACCATCTGCTTGATTGTTGTTGTCAATCAAAGCAAATATGTCAGCCATAATCTGAGCCGTATCCGACAAGACCTCAATCGTGTTGGATTCAGATTCAAAAACACGATCCATCACAAGCAATGCAAAATTGTAGGTCATTAACTTCCCGGCTGATTGCAAATTAAAGCCATCAGGATACAACCAAACAAGCGGATAGTACTCAACATTCTCAACCGTGAGATTGGACTGCTGACCTACACCAAAGTGACCGACCATCTTATGGCTTTCGGCTGCTTCTTGGATTTTTGTGATGATTTGGTTTAGGGTCATTCTTTAGGAATTTGAGAAGTTTGGCTTCGTTGTTCTTCTGCCACTTATTTGTCCTCGTGGGGGAAGTCGTATCCCCAAAAACAATCGTCATAATTTGTAGGTAGATAAATGCCTCCGCTGAATGCGGTGTTCTTTGGTCGGATGGTATCAAAGGTATTGCCTGGATTCAAGAATAACGGATAGTCGTTGGTGTTGGTACGCAAGTAATCACGCAAACGGTTTGCATAGTATTCGGCTTTGTCACGATATCTGCCTTCAATCAATGTCATCTCCTCAACGGATACTGCACGAGCATTGTCAGCTTCACGAGATGCAACCGATTTATTCATCAACTTAAATGTCATTGGCAACATTGCCTCAGTCAAAGTGTAGTACCTCAAACACGGTGCAATGTATGAATCCAAAAGGGTGGTGTTCAAGTTGGTTAGAGTTCCTGCAAATGCTTGTACTTGCAACTCGTTGTAAATACCTGACCCGATGACATCACGAATGTAAATCTCTTGAGCTTCTTTGATTGCTGACTTGAGCAGTTTGTCGTCAACATTCTCATTCAAAGGCGTGTTCGACTTCAAATAACTCGTTGATATGAAATATACAAAGTTCGTCATTTCTTAATTCTCCTTAATAATTGTTGTTGCCAAATGTGTCTGCATTGTGGCACATTGACATCTCTCACGGGGTCGTGATACCATCCACCTCGTCTGCTCCAAACATCAATTCCGGTCTCACTCTGAGCCGACATTGCATCAATATCCGCACGAGAATACACTCGATTGCTTCTATCTATTTGACGGCAGAAATCACGAGAACCGGGTATAATCATTCCACCTGATATTCCTGGTGCAAGTGCGTACTTGTAACGGACAACGATTTCGGTTTGCAATTGACTGATTTCTTCCAATCCTTTTGTTGTAACCTCAAGACCTTCGTTGTATCCCTTGATCAACTTGGCATCGTTTAATTTTGCAATGGTATCAACCACGACTTGTGGATCAAGTTTGGTGATGTTGACGATATCGCCTATCTGCAAACCTTTGTTTTCTTTCAGCACATTCAAGATGGCTGATTCAATCGCAGATGCGAAGTCAAACTTCATTGGTTCAAAGTTCTCAGCAGGTTCACCATACTTCATAAAAACCGCCAAGTCCCGCTCATCATCCCATCCGAAAGGATTTTGTGATGACATTGCAACGGGTGCAACGGTTGGTTCAATATCTTCAAATCCCAATTCCTTACGAGCTTCGTTCTGCGTTAAAAGTCCAGCAGTAAACAAGGCAACATAATCAACACCAATAGGTGGTTTGTTGATTGTTTCCAAGCGAACTGGACTGATGAACTCAAACAAGTAAGTCAAAGTATCATCAATCTTTTGTTGTCTTGGTTCAATGTATGACTGTTGGAACATCTCGTATGCTTCAATCATCTCGCTACGACCTCCCAATTGACCCTCTACACGCACTCCAAACAACATCGGAGAGTTTACCTTATGTGCAACAAATATCTCTTGTTGTACGGTCTTATTCAGTAGGTCAAATTGCTTGTCAAAGTCAGACGGTTGCAAGTTGCTGATGACTGACTCTTTCTCTTGTGGGTCGTTGTACTGGATGATAAGTCCACCGGCATTGTCAGTTCCTTGATAATTCTCTTTGAATCGTCTTGCAGTTGCACGAGCTTCTTCAGGTGTTGGGATTCCCTTAAATAACTGGATGTGCGTTTGTGCGGTGAATCCGTTTTTGATTGAGTTCAAATAGTAGTTTGAAATCTCGGTGTCAACCTCAATGTATTTTAATGCACCAACATAATCAGGCAAAGGATATTCGCCTTGTCCGGGTCGGTAGAATTGGCAATAATAAAGTGACTTTGATTCTCTTGTCGTTGAGTTGAATGGCTGATAGTGAACTTGCTCCGCTTTGCGGTCAGTCCAATCCTCACAATACACATACTCACCTTCAAGTCCTTTGCGGATATTCTTGAAAGGGATGTGGTAAATCTCTGCGATTGCCGTCTTCGCTTTGTTCCAAATTATCTCTAAGCAATAACCATTGAATAACTCAAGGTCGTACGCTATTTTGGTTTTGACTTGGTCAAGGGTTTCGTAGCCGTTGATGGCTTTGATCTTGGCTTCGGCTTTTGCGATGTCAACGGTGTTTTGTCCAAATACTTTAGTGCCAACTCCAGATATATACGAAGCTTTTGAAGAAACGATTGCATTGTGTTTGGGGCTTTTGTTAAATAGTTCTATTAGAAATTCGGGATAGAGATTGTCCGCTCCGAAAGTGACATATCCCTTCGCCTTATTCTCTTTGAATACGGGAAGAACATTGTCGTGAAAATTAATTCTTTGGAAGATCATCTCTACTAAATAGCAATCATTCCTTTTTGTTAGAGAACTTGTCAATAGATGTGAATCCAAGACAAGCAATCACGATGAATTCTACTGCACTAACCAAATCGGGAGAAGGTACAATGTCAGCAGGACTAAGAGAATTGTGAGCCATAGTGCCAAACAAAACAAAAGCACCGATGATGCCAACGAATCTTTTGGATGATGCTTCCCCTTTGTCACCTTTGAAAAAATCTAAAAACCTCATATCTCGTTTGAGTTTAATAATGTGTAAGTGAATGAATTCCCGTGAAGTGCTGCGGCTTTTTTAACGATGACCATAAACTCGTCAAAGTCAGCGGACTTCTTGAACACCTGACAACCTTCGCTCCAGTTCTCAACATAGGTAGAATCTGCACCGGCTTTGTGGATGTTGATTCCAAACACGCCTTCTTGGATTTTGCTTTCATCATAGGTCATATCCTTGTTAGCATCACGATAAACTTTCACATTCTTGGCTTGTTTCAATGCTTCATATTTGCCTTGATGCAATCCGATGGCGTGAGAACCACGATATTGACCAGCAACCAAACGAGCAACACCAGCAGCGTTGTGAAATTCCTTCACGCCCTTTGTTCCTGGGTCAGTTGTCGCTGCCCACTTTTTGAATACCCAAGCACCGTTCTGTTTGTAACTTAAAGTTAAAAAGTCATCAAATAGGTTTGTCACCTTGTTGCCGGTTGAACTTTGGCGAACACCGATAATGTTCAGATTCAATTCTCCGTCTGAGAAATAAGCGAATCCCTTCTTGATCATCGCAGCTTCAATTTGTTCTCTTGTCATCTTCCTTGTTTATTATATGGTTTGGTTGACTTATGTTTGTTTTTGTGCTTGGTATGTCTGCGGAGCTTATTCTTTGGCTTCGCTCTAAATGTGGATGTGTTGGTTGCCTTTGCCATTAGTTAAATATGTATAAACGGAAATACTCAAAGTCCTCTTTACCACCTTCTTCAACATAGTTCAACCAAGCATCGTATGCCTTGCCTGATAGTTTCAATGGGGCTTCGCTTGTATCAAGTCCAGCACCAATCATCTTGGCTGAAAACACTTCAACTTTCTTGGTCATCACATCAACCTTGTTCTCGGCAATGGCAACGGCTTCTTTTAACTGTGCTTTCTCTTCAACTTTCTCAGCGACCATCTTCTCACCCATTGCTTTTGCTTGTGCAGTTGCAACCGATGCCATCTCTAAATTCTCAGATATCTTTTGGAGCATCAGTTCCACCTCGTCAACAGGTACTGACTTGGTCTTTTCAATTGGTGTGGCAATAATCCCCACAAAAAAACAAGCGACAAAAAGCAATGTGATGTGTTTCATAATTTTTTCATAGTGTTCATTATGCGAATCTCCGTGATGGCTGATGCCAATGCAGAATCCGAACGCTTCAGGGCGTAGGTCAATCGGTCAATCTTAATATCAAGTTGATCTATCTTGTGATTACTCTTTTCAATCTGCTCTTTGTAGCCCGACCTAAGGTCAACATACAAATAACTAACAGCCAACAGCATACAAAAAGCCACGGCAGCAACAGGGTTTTTACGAAATTGCTCAAAGCTGACAGGGATTGGCGAGGGGGTTTTCTTTATGGCGGTCATGATACTGGAGGGAAAGGTGGTGGAATCGGTGGGATATATTCGGCTTGGGGTAAATCTAAAACCCAAGCGTAAGCACTTGCCAAAACTTGTGGTATTTGTTGTTCGCTCACAAAGTTGAACCATACCCCATTAATATCTTGAGTGCAGTTAAAGCATTCGTAAGGTGCAAATTCCTTGCCTTGAATCTGCTCGTATTGTTCTTGTGTGCAAATGTATCCATTCATTATACTTGACGGCTTAAAGTGGTTTGGAAAGCTTGTACTGCGGTGTAAAAGTTGGATGCTTCAGTATCGGTTAATCCGTTACCGATTGAGGCGAATGCAAAACGCGAACTTTCATAAAATGAACCACCATAACGAGCCATATCGATATTTGCAGCGTTATAGGATATCCCAGTATTTGCTGTATTTGATAAAACTATTGTGTTATTTCGGATGATTTTCAAAGTTGTCGAACTTGGTCTATTAACCATTATAAAAGATGCTGTCATTGAAGCAGACCCATTTATAAAACTACTTGCCAAACTTCCGTAAAGTTGATTTCCAGAATATTGCAGCAAACAAGTCAAATCTCCATTACTCAACATCACACCACCGCTTGGCGTTGTATTATTATACGATGACATGTGAGCGGAACTTATAGATAATTGACCACTCGCACTTATTCCCGTAGCCATATATCCCGTTGTGCCGTTTCCCGTCACGCCCGTACTTGCAAAAGTCCAACCTCCATTAAAAGTACCCGGGAAACTTGCACTCTTTAAGTTCTGTGCACACGCCGCTGCACTTGCCCCCACCATTGGGTAAATGGCTTTCATACCGCTCCAAATTCCTGCGGCTTTCATATCAACTACCAAAGTGTTCACCGCTGCCTTTTCAGTTGCCGACAAAGAACCCCCTGCCGTTGTAACACGACCAAAGAAAGCAACTGCATCCGCATCAAACGATGCAATTTGCGATGCGATTAATCCGTGACTTGCTAAAATCATTACGCTATATCTCCAAATAAATACCACTCATTAGTATCAATCTTGATCAAAGTTGCTCCGCTATATTGAGCGTTCAATTTCAACTTTGCCCCGTTGCTTCGGACGGTTACGCCACTTGTTGCAACGATGGTGGTTTGACCTGCACCATATTGAGCCAAAAGTATCTGAGTACCCGTTGCAAATGCTACCGAACTATTCAAAGGCACGGTCAAGTTATTTGCACTCGCATTGTTAATCTCTACCAACTTATCGGCATCACCAAGCACTAAGGTATACGATGCAGTTTGTCGGTTGGTTACAATCAGTTTGTTTGTCTTGGCATCGAGTGCCGTTTGAGTTGCAGTAGAAACTGGTTTGTTTGCATCTGAAGTATTGTCAACATTGCCTAAACCAACATCACCTTTTGCCAAATCAATGTTACCACTACCGAGCAAAGATTGTCCTTCAATCGTCTTGATGTTGGTTGCAGATACCAAAGTATCTTGCTTACTCGCTGCCAATCCGCTGTACTGCGAGTTGGTTGCGTTATCACCTGTATTCGTTCCGCTTGTGTTTCCAATCACCGTTGATTGTGCATCGGTTACATAACGTTTGTCTGTGCTATCTGCGATGTCTGCGGTTGTTGCATCCGCTCCCGCAGTTACCAAACCTTTTGCATCGTAGGTGATTTTTGTTTTAGTCGCTCCAGTGATCGCAGCGTTTTCGTCAACCTTCAAATCCAATGCAGTCTGCAAATCGGTTTGGTCTGACAAAGTGCCTGTAACACCACCCCAAGCAACTGCCGAACTGATGGCAATGTTGCCACTTCCCAAAATGGAAGTTGAATTGATGGTCTTGATGTTTGTGCCTGATACAAGTGTTGCTTGTTTCGCATCCAATGCCGTTTGTGTGGCACTTGAAACTGGCTTGTTTGCATCACTTGTATTGTCAAGATTGTTCAACGACAATGCCGTTTTCAACGCAGTTGGTGTGATCTTCTTTGTTTCGGCTGCTGATGTATCAACGATTGGAAACAAATCCGCTGCCGTGTCAACGGTGACGATAGTGGTTAATTGGGATATCTTTTGATCTGCCATTATAGTAGTATTTTATC